TCCTTTAGCTCCTGCTCTCTTTTTCTTTCTAGCAGTAGCCGCTCTTTGAGCTTTAGTTAAACTTTGTGCTTTGGCTCTAGGTAGACATCTATCAGGATTCTTTTTATTTTTAGAAGTACCGCAAGGACCGGCTATTTCTCCTGAGGAAGATATACGAACCCATTTCTCTTTCTTGAACCAGTCTCTTAAAGACTCTGATGTTATATTATGAATCTCTTTGCTAGTCATATTATCCTTGGTCAGAAACCATCATTAACATTTTTATTACAACTCCTGCTAATATTCCAAAAATTATCCAAAGAGCTCTAGTTACACCTGCCTTCCAGTTTTTAATCTCTTCTAACTCTAAAATGTATGTATTATATTCTTTTTCTCTAGATTCTTTTTCTAATCTAAATTCAGTATTTTTGTTAGTATTTACTATTACTCCATTATCAGGATTAAGAAGAGTAAATTTAAGATCTGTAATATCTTCTTTAATTTTTTCAAAGTCCTTAGCCATCTGTTTTAACTCACCGTTAGGCATGTGAGTCTTAACATGCTTTATTTCAGCTAAAACCGATTCTAGGATTTCTTTCTGGGTCATGAGGTTGTATTTTTATATAAATATCTTAAGAGATATGTTCCTTGAGATGCCCTAAATAAGTTTTAAGGTTAGCAAGAATTTTTTCGTCGTGTTTAGAATTCGACTTCCAATCTTCAACATCTCCTTGTTCAGTTACAAAGGTATTTTCTCTATAGACATAATCTAAAACCCATTGCTCGATATCTTTAGCAAAATTTTTAATATTACCTTGCATCATCTTTTTTTCATACTCTTCGTATAAACCTGCTTTTCTAAGATCTGCTTCCATATTAATAGTACAGTCAAAGCAAAATCCATGAATCTTATACATTTTTTTAGCTAAATGATGCTTCATTGAACCTCCACATTTAGGACATTTAAGTGGTGTACGAATTGACTTTTTAAAACTATCTAATTTAGTAACATTTTGCTTTATACCGTTCTTAATAGTCCAGGTTTTACCTGATTCTTCCCATATATCTCCTTCAATATGTCTTGTATACTTTTTTTGATATCCAGTTTGATTTTTAGTTTTAGAAGTAAAATCTTTATTTACTATATTTCTTACTCTCTGTACATCACTTTGTTTAAACTCTTTTTTAAGTTTAGATTCATTCATAACCAAGTTCTTTTAATTTATCTATAACGTGTGTAACATTACCATCTTTACATCTAATAGCAATTCCTCCTTTTGAAGTCCATTCGTTTATATTTGATTTTTTATCATCTATTAGAATAGCCTTATCGTTTGCATATCTCTGCTTGTCTTTTGAATAAGCAAATATAACTTTAGGTTTAGGATTTAAATTATTTTTTACCCATAGGTTTTTACCGAGTCTAGAATTATTATCTCTTGAAGGAGATGTTAGTAAGTCTGGTTGATATGGTCTTATAAAGTCCCAAAGCTGCTGTCCTTGAGGCATCCAAGGCATACCTACCCAAAATTTTACTCCAACTTCAACATCAATAAGGTGCCAAAATGCTGCTAAACCTTTTTGCTTTTCATACTCTTGTGGATGCATTCCTGTAAAATGTTCAAACCTAGTTTCAAAGTCAGTAAGCACTCCGTCCATATCACAATATATTTTATACGGAGGTTTAGGTTTTTCCTCTTTGAGAGGATAACCTTCAGCTAGTAATTCTTTAAGATTTTTCATAACCGTTTTTTATTTTATCTTCCCAATTACGGAAAGTAATATTTCCTTTTAAATATGCTTCTTGTTCTATTTTTAACAGATCAGCATCTTCATTTGTATTTGATGTTCTAATTTTACCTAATCTTCCTTCTAAATTTTGTTCGTGATGAACCATTTCATGAGAGAAAGATCTCATTATATCTTTAGGATGTCTTCCTTCAGTATATAATACTATTTCTTTTACTGTAGGGTCATAGTATGCTGTTCTTCCAAAAAAGTCTTGAGACTCTACTAAATCTTTTTTAATTTTTACTTCAGGTAGTGGTAGTATATTCATACCTTCATCTAACATATACTCTACTAAAGAAGCCATATAAGGTGTAAGATTATATGACTTACTTTTATCAACATAATATACTTTTAAGAAATCATGTTTAAACTCAACTACTGCTCCGTCAGGTACTAAATTTTTTAAATAATCATAAAGATATTTTAATTTTTGTCTATCTTCAGACTTAGTTGCTGAAACTGACTTAGCAGGTATACCGCCTGAGTTTTCGGTAAATAAATCATTTATTGTATTTTCAATAGATTCATTTACTATTGAGTCTTTCATTATAGAAAGAACTTCTTTTTTATCTTCTTTAGATATATTAGGTAAAAATTCTAATGCCTTACTATCATTACCTGATAAGAGATATTTGCGTAAATCAGAAGCCCTCTCTGAACCAGCTCCAGAAATCATTAATCCTTCGACGTTCTCTCTGTTTTTAAATGAAGATAATCTTCTTAAGTCAACTATATCTTCTTCAGATCTTATACCAGTTATAGCATAAAAATCTTGTTCAGGTCTTTTTTTAGCATATGCTGAGGCATTTTGCATAGGGTTAGGAACTTCTGAATATATTTCAATGTTCTTTAAGTATTTTTTATATATTTCCCATATTCGCCTAGAGTCATCAGGTGTTATCCCGTTTCTTTCTTTACCCCCAATAAAAATAATTACTTTAGTTATAGGTTCAGCTTTTATCTCATTTAATGCATCGTTACCAATATCTTTATAATTGTCTAAAGTATATGGTTTGCCACTATGAGTACCTTTGAGTAGTCTTTTTACTACTTCAAAATGACCTCTATGTGGTGGTTTAAATGCTCCTGGATAAAGTGCTACTGCCATTATGATAGGAATTTTTGAACTTTTTTATCTATTTCTGCCGGAGTAGAATGCAGAAGCTTTGCCTGGAATAAAGGATCAAATAACATATCAGCAATATCATCTAAAGCTTGTTTATGTCTTACTTGGTCTCTTTCTTTACCAGATCTATGTGAAGCTAGTCTTTGTTTCATTTTATCATCTCCTGGTCCTTCTCCTTTTTTTCTATACCAATCAGTAAAGTATTTTTTAAGTGCTCTATCTTCACTATAATCATTTACATCATAGTCAATATTTTTTACAGCATTATAAAATTCTTGTTCTTCTTGATCTGACATTTTATAAGGATCTCTAAATGACGATCCTCCTATTTTTTCTTTCTTATTAAGATTTTCTAGATAATCAGATATACCAGCTGCTCCATTTTTTGCAGCAGTATTAAACTCTTTAACATACTTATCAAACTCTCCTCCTCTAGTATTAACAAAAATAGATAAGTTACCTTTCAACATTTTATTATATTTGTCAATTAAATCGTAAACATTTCTCCAAGTAGAAAATACAGCTGTAGCAGGTATTTGTCTCTTACGTTTAGCATTAGAAAGGTATGCTATTACTGGATGAGTATAAACCATCACCATATATACATCATATCCTTTATTCAAGAAAAGTTTTATCTTATCTGGATTAGATGCAGTAGTGTCCCAAACAAAGCTAGTTTTGTCGTCTGCCAGTGCCTCTGCTTCCTTGTTGGCTAGAGCTACCCCTGGACTGAGTTTGTTGTATGCGGGGCTGTTGGGATCCTCCACGTATTTGTCTGGATTGACTTGATGGAGTGACCCTAGATCGAGTTGGTTGAGTAGGTACGACTTGCCTGTTCCACTCCCTCCTGCCATTACTACGAGTTTGGGTTTGTTGCGTTTCTCTAGGATTAGTTGTGTAAGTTTCATTTCTTCTTCCTTGGTTTATTCTGATTCTTGGTTGGTCTGGTTTGGGCAATACTCCTGGTGTAACTCCCGGTCTAGGTTTTTGTTTAACCTTCGGTCTAACATATGAGCGAGGAGTATAACTATAAGAGCGATTATCCCAATACCTATTGTTCCAATATCCATATCTATTCCAGTAAAAGTACGAATTCCAGAAGTAAGGGTCATTGTATCTCCAGTTGTTCCAGTACCAGCTATTATTGTATTGGTACCTAACAAATTCTGTATCTCTATACTTGACAAACTGTCTGTAGGGTACAGCGATAGTATCTCCGACTTCTGTAACTGCAAGTATGCTTTTAACTTCATAACCTTTATTTGTTGAGAGTGTATAAGACCCGCAACTATATAAAGATAAGAAAATAATTGCATACTTCAAACTTTTTACCATATTAATAAATAGCTATAACTTTAATGTAGTTGGGTACGAATTGTATACAGGCTCAGTATTCGGATTTTCTAATTCATATAATTTATATATAAGTTTAAATAATTCAAAGTTCTTTTCTATCTCATCTATCTGCAGAAGTTTCCAACCTTTTCCTTGAATTACTTTTTTCTGCTTGGATGGACCTCTAGATTGAGCTTTCAACCAAAGTATACCTGTTCGTTCTATTTTTACATTTCTACTTTCTTCTAACTCTTTAGCATAAGAAGCTAGTTGTAGATCGTATGATTTATGAATACTGTTAGAAGTTTTAAGATCTATCAACCAAACTTCTCCGTTCATTTTACAAACTAAATCAGCAGTGCCTGCAAATTTGTACTCGTCTGACCATACAAACTGTTCAGATGAAATAAGTTCAGGTTTATATGTTTTCCAAAACTCTGCAAATTTAAGAATCATTTCCCATACTATCTGAGAGTATTTAGCTCTACCGTAGTCGTCCATCCAGGATATCTCTTCACCTAAAACTAACTTTTCAGCTGCTTCATGTACTTGAGTACCTTCCTTCCCTGCTTTTCTCATTATAAGGTCGGCGTTATGCCCAACGTCCTTCATCCATGTTTCGAAGAACTTGTTTTTGGGCATATACTGAAGTATAGTAGTTACGGACGGATAGTATACTCCTTCGCCTCTCTTATAGACTCTGCGGTCTAAAAAATTAATCTGTTTTAACTCAGGGTTAAAATCTAATCTCTTCTTCTCGTTTTGTTCGAGAATATTCATTCCTTGTTTAATCATAATGTTAGATTATACTTGTAGGTTGGACTGGTATGTCTCTTAAATAGAAACTTTTAGTATTAGTCTTTACTAGTGCGTATCCTAATGCTAAACCTTCTCCATTACCTACACCTCTGTATACATTTTTTTTGTTAATGCTGTTGGATTCAAATAGCGGTCTTAATTTTTCTAGTTCGTTTAGTACTTTATCAGTAGAGTCACTAAAAGGTAAAATAAATACTCTTTCAAGAAGAGGTTCAATTTTTTTTAAATTTACTTTATCCGATTCGAAATACTCTAAAATATTATTATAATATCCATACTCAGTATACGGGCTATCAAAATTATATAACTCTTCAGCAGAGTTTACTCCTTCCCAGTTACTGTTTGTAAAAATATTTTCTATTTCATTAGGGTTAAAATTAATTAAAGTTAAGTAATATTTATCAGGTATTCTTCCTACATCTATATACATAACCGGTTCTTGTTTTTCTTTTACAAGTAGATTAGTTAAAAGATATTTGTCAAAATATTTAAACGTCTTGGATTTATATTCTCTTATATCAGCAGATGTGATATGTTTTCTAACCTTATTTACATTGTCAGTATATATTGTAACATTTGCTTTTCCTTCTAAAAATTTATAATTAAGTAGAAGTATATCAATGTGATAAGAACCTTTTGCTATAACTAAAATATTATTCATTATAAATCTAGTTTATGCATCATTAGACTAGAAATATCTAACTCTTGTGCCAGTTGTATATGATTAGTAAAAGCTGTAAAGCCCATATCAGATGGATCTTTGTCCGGTAGATCTACTATAAATACTCTTTTACCTTGGTTAAGAAACTTCTCTCCTATCTCTAATGCTCTATCTTTAGCATCGGTATCAAGAGCTATATAAATATCTTTTACTTTATTAGTAATAATTTTTTTATAAAGTGTAGTTGAAAGACTTTTACCGAGGATAGGAATAACATTTCTTTTAATTGCCATAGCATCAAAAACTCCTTCACATAAAATGATAGGGACGTTCCAGTTAATAAAATTTTCAAAAAATATTATGTCTTTGGAGGCTTCTGGATTCTTGTACTTAAAATAGTTGCCATCATAAGATCTCGCAACAAAGTAGTTGAGTTGATTGGATCCATTATAACTTGGAATAATAACTCGTCCTCCATATTCTCCACTTGTGCAGTATCCAATATTGTATTTAATAAAATCGATGTCGGTAAGTCCTCTCGCATATAAATATTTTTTAATAGTATTTGCTATAACAGAGGTGCTAGTAGCAGTTATTAGAGGTTTAAACTCTTTAGGCAGTTCTATTATAGATAGCTGCTTATATTGGATGTTAGTTCCTTTGGGTAAGTATTTTAAAATTTCAGAAGCTTGTTCTCTAGGAGTTTTAAGCTGTCTTAGTAATGATCTAATAGATTGACCTTTTGTTTGACATACCCAACATTCCCAGAAGTTTTTACCTTCTTCGTTGGTATGCATATCAATCTCTAACTTAGGTTTTCTATGATTACAAAAAGGGCAATGAAAAGCGTAATTATCTCTAGCTCTCTTATGACTTTTACCCAATATATTTTCAATGGATCCTAAAAGGAATGTATAATCCATATAATTCGTCCGTATCTATAGGATAAGATAAGAAAAAATTATCAACTGAGCAACTATTCAACTAAAAGTTCTTTTATAGCTGCTGAAATTGATGATTCAAGTAGTTCTCTATTTCCTACATCAAGGTAAGATTCTATCTTATCAGATATATTAATAGTAAGTTTCCTAACATCTTCTGCTGTTAGTACTAGTTCACTTCTATGAACAACTTGTTTATCTTCTAAAATAACTTTTGAAAGTTTCATTGTATATCAAATTCAAATTTTATAGTAGGATTATAATATCTGTCACCGTCATCGTCAGCAAAATTAGCTCCTCTAGTTATCTCGTATCCTTTTGCTTCGATATAATTTTTCATATTATTATATTCAGATGGTGCTAGTTCTTCTCGAGTATCAATATCAACTTTACCAAAACCTCTATCTCTTTCGTGATACTGTCCAATTTTGACATGGATATCTTCTCTATTATAAGTATTTCTCAATTCAGCTTCTAACTTCTCGGATTGAGGTTTAAACTTAGTATAGCCTCCAAAATCTTCTAAAATAATATTACTTAATTTCATCTTCCTTGTCCTCTGTATGCTTTACGATAATTTTTACTACCTTTTAATTTAGATGTTTTAGACTTAGCATGTACACCAGGTCTTTTCTTTTTTGGTTTATCTACGTAATTACCTATAGTTAATCCTCTTGCCATATCTTTACAACTAAATCACCAGTTCCTTTAATCAATCGGTGATATGTTTCCTTTGGTATAAATAGTTTGTTTTCTGATAATCTTTGTGGAACCTCATTATCAAGTTGAAATTGCCAGTCAGTATCATGCATAGCTTCAACTATACGGTCCTCTTTATCTCTATGCCATACAAATTCAAATGAGGGAGTATCTTGAGAGAACTCTCTAATTATATAACCGTTTTCTTTTTTTTCAGAATAAGGTCTACCAGTAACCTGAGAAGTTTGATCCGCCACCTAATGATTTCCAATAACGGCCTATATTACAAGACCAATAACCTGCTTTTGTTTTATCTTTCTTTTGA